GCCACATCATCGACTGCAAGCTACTGCTAAAACATATCGACGTTTGCGTAAAAACAGCGCGCACATCGCTGAAACAACGGCTCCAGAACTACAAATCACCGAAATAGTTGACAACCGCGCAATTTAAGCGTAGTCTCCCGCACTGAGACGGACCTACCTGCTTAGCTAGTCGCCGCTCAAGACAATGGCACCGGCCTACAAACCCCGTTGACGCCTTTATTGGCGCCTTCAGCAGTTCGTGGGATAGGTGCCTCCAAAAACCATCGGCCCAAGGCCACATGTAGGAACCCGGATACTCCAGCGCTCTGCGCGAAACCGGTTCGTATTCCAAGCCGCCATAGAGCGGCTTTTTGCATTTCTGGAGCGCCAATGGTTACTACGATGGAAATTTTGCCCAAGGAGCCAAAGGCGTTGCAGCATAAAGTTGCACTTGGTGGCTACCTGGTTCCAAACATCACCGTCGTGGAGGAGCGCGCGACCGGCGAGTGGCATGTATGCACCGATGGCTTCGGAATGCTCGCAGGATCGCTTGAAGAGCTAAATAGATGGATATGGTTCGTCGCCCAACTTCAAGCCAGGGCGCAAGGATATTCGAGCCATGGAGAGCATTCCAGGGCCTTGAAAGAGAACCCAAACACCATAAAGGTGTCGTAATTTAGCTGTCTGTAGCACGGTGGATCGTGCACCCGGCTTGGATTGATCGGTTCCCCCTGTCATTCTGCGGGAGGTCGGAGGTTCGAGTCCTTCCAGTCAGCGCCCTTTCGGGGCGGCAAACAATCAACTCTCGCGCTACATGCACAACAGTGTTTGACCGCCCCACCTATCGCAACCCCGGCACACCGCACAAACCGAGTGCGCGGTCCACGGGGAAATGGACCGAGATTTTCACCGGCTAAGCGTGAGTCGGAATCGGCCAATACGAGAACGCGTCCAGGCAGCCGTAAGCGGTTTTTATGCCTGGAACCCCCTCAACTCTGAAGGACCAACATGGCAACAACCCCAATGCAACCCACAGTCAGCCAAACACCCGGCGCACCAGACCCAACCACACCGCCCACAGTTGGCGATGACGATGCTGGCGGCGGTTATGAGATCTGCATCGCTGTAGATGCGCAAGGCGGAATTACTGTCAGCGTAGAGAACGCGGCCGACGAAGCCGCAGAGAATGCCGCTCCTGGTCCTGATGGATCGCCAGCGCCTGCCGAGCCTGCCGCGCCCACGCCGGCCAAGAACATCAAAGAGGCCCTGACTATCGCCCTGGAAATCTACAAGAACAACGGCGAGATGTCCGAAAACTCGGATGACGCCGACTTTGCCAGCGGATTTGGCGGTGCCCAGGGCGCGGGAGGCCAATAATGGACTTCCTCATTCCCATCCGCAACGAGTTGACCGGCCTGGAAAAGAACTTCGTCTCCAAGCAGGAGATTGCCAACTTCCTGGCGACCGTGAAAAACGTCGAGCACTGGTCTGGCTGGTCGCATTTGGGTGAGTTGCCCGCGGCGGCCGTGGCCGAAGTGGAGCACATCGCCGAAGCAGTCGTCGCCGAGGTTGAGCATGTGCTTGCTCCCGAAGCACCAGCACCGCAGCCAGACGGCCCGGTTGACCTGATCCCGGCCAACCCGCACCCGGAGCAAGCCGCGGTGCCAGACGGCTCACCTTCGCCAGACCTGAGCGCAGAACAGCTTGCAGTGATCGGCAACACGGAGACACCAAGTGCCTAAAGGCATCATCACGCTCATAGACATGGGCACTGGCCTCCAGACCAAGGCGGAAATCGACGGACCCTACAACGCCAAGGACAACGCCCACCAGCATGTGCGCATGGTCCTGGAGTTCCTGGAAGAGCTATCCAAGCCGCCAGTTCCGGCCACGGAACCATTGGGCCCCCAGGAGTCCGCATTGCGCGAAGCCTTGGAGAGCGCCACAGATGCCCTGACCGCCGCGATGCGCTTCGCACGCCCTGATGCACCACGGATGCTATGGGAAGTGCTGGCCGGAGCCAAGGCAGAGATTGCCAAGGCGCTGGAGGCACCAGAAGTAGCGGCCGAGCCCGTTGATATGGCGCACCGGATTGTCGGTGCTAATGGGTTGGTGTTGGGGTAATCATGCCAAAGGCCGGTAGGTTGACGGAAAAGCAGGAAAAGTTCTGCCAGGCCATGGTATTAGGGGTGAGTCAGGGTGATGCCTATCGGGCAGCCTATGACGCTGGGGGAACATCACAAAAAGTGGTGCAGAACAAAGCCAGCATTCTGATGAAACGGGATGACATCAGGATGAGAATCGATGCCATTCGCAAGCCGGTGGTAACCCGGGTGCAATACACACTCGAAAAGGCCATGGACGAGGCCGAGGAAGCGTTGCAGTTGGCCCGCGAGATGCAGAAGGCCGGCCAGATGGTTGCGGCAATACAGTTGCGCGCCAAGCTGAACGGGCTGCTGGTGGATAAGGTAACAGTTGACGCCACGGTCAAAGGCTCAGTCAGCTACAAGGCCAACATCCCGCCGCGGACGTGACGCCTGTGGATAACTTCTGCCTGTATTTTGAGCAAAAGTGCCAAAAAACACGGGTTGGGACTAGTAAAACGCTGAAATTAGGCGATTTTGCTTAAAAAGTAGGCATTCGGTTTAAAAATGACCCACACGGTCGAGTACACACCCAGCCCGACGCTGGCGAAGTTCCACGCCAGTAACGCCTTGGTGCGCGGTGTGCGCGGCCCGATTGGGTCTGGCAAATCGGTTGGATGTTGCTGGGAGATATGGACCCGAGCAGCCGAGCAGGCACCACATGATGGTGTGCGCCGGTCCCGCTGCCTGGTGACCCGGAACACGTACGGCGAGCTGCTGACAACGACGGTGCGCACTTGGCTTGACTGGTTCCCGCAAGAGAACTTCGGCAAGCTGTTGGAGAAAGCGCCTATCGAGCAGGTCTGCCGCTGGGAGTTGGATGACGGCACAAAAGTAGAGCTTGAGATGTGGTTCCTGGCGCTTGACCGGCCCGACCATGTGAAGAAACTGTTGTCGCTGGAGGTGACATTCGGCTGGATGAACGAGGCCAGAGAGCAGCCCAAGGCCATTCTTGATGCGCTGACTGGCCGCGTTGGCCGATTCCCGCGCGCGCAGGATGGTGGCGCTACATGGTCGGGTGTGATCATGGACACCAACCCGCCAGACGATGATCACTGGTGGTATCAGTTGGCCGAGGTTGACCGGCCCGATAGATTTGCATTCTTTTCCCAGCCAGCCGGTGATTCACCAGACGCTGAAAACCTTGACTGGCTGCTGCAGACGCCGGAAAGCATGAAATTTCCGGTTGGCAGCCGAGAGCGGCGCGACCAAGGTGCCCAGTATTACGAACGACTCAAAGGTGGCAAGACATCGGAGTGGATCAAGGTCTACATCAAGGGCCAATACGGCACGGTGCATGACGGCAAGCCGGTCTACGACGAGTGGAACGACAACTTGCACACAGCGGAAATCTATGCCGTCCAGGGTGTCAAGCTAACGATTGGCGTTGACTTCGGATTGACGCCGGCTGCCGTGATCACGCAGAACGACGCCAAGGGCCGATTGCTGGTGCTGGACGAGTTGTGCGGCACAGACCTGGGATTCAGGCAGTTTCTGGAGAACGCGCTCATTCCGTACTTGGTGACCAATTACCCAGTGCACTGGGCCAAGAAGGAAACGATGATCGAGTTGATCGGCGACCCGGCCGGCGAGCAGCGTGCGCAGAACAATGAGACAACCTGCTTTGCAGAGGCCAAGGCCAAGGGGTTGAGGATCAAGGCGGCCAAGTCGAACGCATGGCTGGCCCGGCGCGGTGGCGTGGCCTGGTTCCTGTCCAAATTAGCCAGTGGAAAGCCCATGTTTCTGCTGGACGTGACATGCACCGTGCTTCGCAAGGGCTTCAACGGCGGCTACAAATACCGGCGCATTCAGGTTAGCGGCGACGAGCGATATACGGACGAGCCGAACAAGAATAGGTACAGCCATCCGCACGACGCGCTGCAGTATGCGGCCATGGAGTCGGGCGGCATCCAGGCAGTTGCAGCGGCCAATAGGCCAAAGACGCAGACACTGCACAGGCTGCGCGGGCCATCTGTCGAGGGCATGGGGACTCTCGGAGCATGAAGCTATTTCTCTTTGCGGTCGCACTGTATCTAGTGCTGGGCCTGATTTACACCTGGTGGGAAAACCGCTAGACCGAACACCGAAGCGCGCAGGTGTCGCTTTTTGCATTTAGGAGCATCCAATGTCAGCAACTCCAACATTCAATAACACCATTGAAGCCGAGGACAGATCAGTACTTAACCCAACTTGGGCTATCACCACAGCAGTGCCAGACGGCCTTCCATTGAACAAGCCATCGTACATGCAAATGACATGGACAGCGCAGGGCACATGGGGAGGTGCAACCCTGGCATTGCAAGGCTCAAACGATGGCGCAAACTGGTTTCCATTGACAAAGTTTGCCAGCACTACAGCGGCGACTTTCACGGCTGACGGCATGGTGACGACAAACGAATCTCCTCTGTTTGTGCGTCCAAACTTCACCGCCGTTGGTGCTGGTGCAGCCGTCAACGTGGTGCTCTGCGCCATCCGCCCAACTCCAGTACGCACATAACCGATGCGCTTCGACAAAGACATGCCCGACGAGCTGCAGAGCGGCGATGACGCGCCAACGGCTCGCGAGAGCAACGAGCAGCGCCTGATTGACCTTGGCAAAGCCGTCGCCGAAAAGCGTGATGCAGCGGTCCAGGCGCGCAAGGAAAGCGGCCTCGAGGAAGTGTGGGCAGCGGCCGAGCAGGCGTATCTGTGCATGGATGAAAGCAACCGGGCCAGCTTCGCCAATGCGCGCTGGGTCAAGCCTGCAGCGTTGAATGCGCCTGTGACTGCAGAAACTGGCGGCAAGACTGATCCAACGAAGTCCACAGCCTTCGTGCGCCTGACACCGCGGTATGTGGACGCTGGTTACGCAAAGATCTGCGAGAT